CGTTGCGTTGTATTTTTTACCGGCAACACTGTGAATGTTGCGAATAAAATCAACAGTATCGTTTATGGCTTTTTTGCTGATCTGAGGATCGCCAAATAGGTTTGATTTAATCTTTGTTTCCCATCGGGTAAACAACGGGTCTACCTGACTGTATAACTCTTGTTCACCGAGCGTTACCTGGCTTGGATCAATGGTCTTTTGAGCCATTGCAATAAGTTTTTGAATGTCTCCAATGGGAGGTTTTTCTTTCTTCGCAATGTTTTCAGCAGTCTTTAAAATGCCATCAATTCGCTCATACTCCTTTGCAATCGCTGTATCTGCAAGCTCCTTGCCAGCTTCACGAGTAATGCGTTTCTTGTCTTTTAACTGCTCAGCCTCAAATCGTCTGTTTTGCGTCCAAAGCTCAAGGTCACGTTGTTGCCGAATAATACGATTCTGTTTCTGCTCGTATTCTTTTGGTGACAATAAAGTAGCATCAGATTCCGTAAGTTGCTCTACCTGCGGAGGTGTTGCAGCAGTCAAGGTATCAACTGATGGCTCTGGAAGTTTTGCTGTCGTTGGTAACTGCGTGGTTACTTCCGCTAACTTTTCCGCAGCAGTTGGCGCAGCACCAGGTTTTGCTTGGCCTGCACCTTTTTGTAGGTACTGTCGTTGAAACTCAGCAGGACTTACCAATCCACCTGCCAATCCCGCAAGCAAAGCTTTGCTTGGCAACTCTGCTTCTGCCTGTGCTGCTTGTTGTCTCGCTAATGCTTTCGCAAGCGTTTCTTGTCCCAATAACTGAGAGTTAAGATTAAGTAGTTTTTGCTGCATTAATGGATCTTCGGCACCTTCAATGATACCTAATCGTGCTTCTGGCGTAGCTGCACCAAGCAATGCCGTACCTAATCGAGCTGATTGCAAGCTTTGTTCAGCAGCTTGTCTACGAGCCTGATAACCAAGTAACGACGAAATAAGCGTACTACCAAGCGCAATACCAAGCGCCTGACCTGTTGACCCGTAAGGATTGATAAGGTTTGGCGCACTAGAGGATATAACCGCAGCAGACTGCCCCCACGGATTTTCCAGTGGACTGTAACCAAGTCCAGAAAGCGCCGAATATAAATCCTCACCTGCCATAGAAATCCTAGCTTGTTTTACCTAACTGTTGACCAAAGGCGTATCCAGAACCTTGCAAGAAACCTTGTGCCGCTGTTGCCCACGGATTTGGTTGTGCTGGCTGATTATACCCTTGTCCTAAAGTGCCTAAAGCATAATTCCAGTATGGATCTGATTGCTGTCCTCCACCCCCGCCACCGCCACGAGGGGTTTTAGCAATCTGCTCAAGAGCATACTTCTGTTGTTGTGCTGCAAGTGCTTTTTGCTGCTCAAACTGAGTCTGCTGTTGCTGTCCAGCAAATCTTTGCTGCGCCGCAAGCGTGTAAGGATCTAGGTATTGACCAGCAAGTTGTCCTGGAAGAAGAGCCTGGCCTGTGGCTTGCCCATACATTGCTTGCTGTCTTGCATCAGAAGCACTTTCTGCTGCGCTCATTGCCTCTTGTCGTGCAAGGTCTTGACGCTGCGTAAGCTGCTTACGAAGAGACTGTGCTGCCTCTCCTGCTGGATCTAATCCACGCTCAAGAATTGATTGCTCTAAACCTTGAGTCTGACGTGCAAACTCTTCTGCATTACGTCGCTCAAATTGCCCCATAATGTTTTGACGTGCTCGCTCCATCTCAGCGCCATAGATTGGCTCATACTGAGCTTGGAATGTGCGTGGGTCAAACTGCTGTGCATAGCCAGCCATCTTTTCAAATACATCACCAGATGCGCCAGTTACCCTTTCTTCTTGCGTAGGAGGTTGTGGAGCTTCTTGCGACTGAGCTTGATAGCCAGACCTTTTAATCTGTGCTTTTAATCTTTTAATTTCTGGATCGTTGGGTCTTACACGCTCAAGATATTTTACACGTCCACTGGCACGAACTGGGTCAAACTCTTTTACTTCTTTCTTACCTGGATCTTTTGCTAATGCTGTTTTTCTAGCTGCCATAACTATACCTGCCCACCCATATCGAATCGTATTTCAAAGCCGTATATTTGCAAAGTTGAGTTTTTAAGCGTTCCACCAAAGCGCACCGCTGCACAATGACCTTGGCCCTTAACTGCATATCGGTCAAACACGTAGTCTATGTCGCCTGACCAAGCACTACCCCAAGGCGTGTAAGTAGGAGAGCCACCAGTGCTACCCCACGGAGTAAAGGCACCTACTGGACTTGTTACGCTGGCAACCGTTTGTGAGCGTTTGAAATCTGTATCTAATCCTAATTGAAGCGTGACGCCCCGTTTAGTACGCATCAAAGGTCGAATATCTTTGAATGCTTTGTAGTTCCCTCGTGAATTGTAAAAGGAGAACGCAGTACGTCCACTAAACAAAATTGATTGACTATCAGTGCTCGTTACCGCATCTGCTAGACCTGTCTCTCCTTTCCATATAATTCCAGTAGATGAACAGTAATACGGCAAATTTTGAAAAACACAGCTACTTAATGAATGCTGATCGTTAGTGAGTCGAAATGTTGTCCAACCTTTTGTATCAATGGCATAAACAAGAAACTGACAACCACTTCCAGCAGTTGGAATGCTTATGTATACCCGTCTGCCTTGTGGCCAGAAAAACCCTGTCCATTGATGATCAAAAGTGGTTTGCTCTGCGTAAAAAGAAATAAGCGGATTTACCCGCATGGACACGATATTAACCGCTTGCTCTGGGTCGGTCTCAAATAGGCCAGAAATTGGGACAATTCCCTGTGCAGTAAGGATCCAAACGTCATTGTTGACTCGCACAAAGGCTCTGTAGCCTAGTGGCTTACCAATGACATAACGAGCAACAAGACCCCACGTTGTAGGATCTCCAGCATACGTGCCGCTGTAAAATACAATCTCACCCTCTGAGCTTATTGCCCAAAAGTAATCTTGTACGGACATGCTGGTAGTATTGCTGTAACTACCAATGCCAACGATGTAACCGCCACGGGTAAACACGTAGCTTAAATCAAAGCTTGTAAGTGCAGGTGTGCCGCCTGTACCCGTGATCTGCAAACCGCCATACCAGACCTTAGCTGTATTAGCCTCTGCAAAGTACAGACGCTCTTTGTGTGCGTGTACGTTTATAAGGCTCGACATTGAAGCAGGGCCGGTAAATGTCGTAGCAGCTACTGTACCAGTGCCGCTGTAAACGAGAGGCGTATTAACGCCATTACAGAGGTATAAACGGTTATTGTAGGTGACGCTTTGCCAGTCTCCACTTGTAATAGTTGCAGCGCCAGTAATGTTTGTAACAGTGCCAGCAGAGTTTATTGAGTAGAGTGCGTTTGCAGTGCCAACGATGAGCTGGCTAGTGCCATCAGCAAGATTGAGCGTTGTAGAAAATGGCAACGCACTGGTTGTGGAAGTGTCAGCGAACTGAGTATATCCCAATCGTACCGTCGGCGAACCAGCGCCAGGGAACACGTTTACTAACTCCAGCGCATAGGCTGGATCCATGTTGTCTATTGGACTTACTAGGTCCAAGCCCCCGTAAGGCGGGGACATTGTAAATCCTTCAAATGCCATTAGTAGTTAAACCGTCCCTTAAATTGTGCAAGTAGTTCAGGTGGAAGCTGCTGCATTTCAGGAGTTAATTGCATGAATTGCTGTGGCTGTCGTGCCTGTTGAGCAAGCTGTAGCCACTGGTTGATCTGCTCTCCGCTTGCGTTGGCAACTTGTCCAAAAGAAGGACGCTGTTGCATTTGTGGCATTTGCGGTGGTTGTGCATTAAGCCATGGTTTCATCATATCCAACTGTTGTTGTTCGTATGGAAACTTAGGTCCAAATCCTTGCTGTGTAGGTTGTTGAACTTGTGGTTGTATAGGCATTGCCATTGGCTGTGGACGAGGAAGTGGACGTCCTTGGCCAGTCATTAGTTGTCCACCTGGAGCACGATACACACCAGGCGAAAGACGCTCAGAGCCCTGTGGAGGTGCGCTATAACGTCCTTTTGTGGCATCAAATGAACCTGGGCCACCGGCTTGTACTTTGCCTATATCTCTTACAGGTAAAGCACGTACTTTTGGATCTCTATTGAGTGCGCCTCGTTTCATCTTACTTACCTTTCAAGTTTGCTTTTAATGCTTGTCGCATAGTCTTTGCAGGACCGACTTTACCCTGATCATTGACATACATACCTGGCGAAACTCTAACTACCTGACCTTTAGGTGCTTTTGTTATAGGCTGTGAAGGCGTAGGTACTGCAACACCTGCTTGTTTCGCAAAGTCTGATTTACCGATGACGGACTGAATGTTGTTGAGCACATCCTGTTGAGATTTAGCATTTGAAGTGACGGCATTTACAAGAATGCCTGTGTACTGCTCAGGCTTCACTTTGCCGTCACTCTCTGCATAAATGCTGCGGATCATTGGATCGATCTGGTCTGTCGCAAACTTAGCGAGTGGATTGCTGAAGTCTACATCCCACGCTTGCCGTTGTGTTTTACCGTCGATGTTTTCGCCTACGTTTTGGTATCGAGTTTTTCCATCGAGACCAATGTTAAACTTTGTGCCATCAGCTAAAGAGACTTCGTAATTCTTGTTGGCCACGCCTGTTTGTTTCAGCAAGCCTCTAAAATCGTCACGCATCAGCTGATCGTCTGACTTGCCGGTCGTCATCATCTTGCCAATACTGCGCTTGCCGAGAAGTCTAAGACCAAGATTTGCGACACCACCAACACCAGTCATGTTAGCAGCTTGATTTATGTAATCTTCACGAGTGCCTCGCCCTCGCAAAATATCTTTCATGCCAGTTTCCCAAGCATTAGAAAGAACAGCTGCGCCAACCGCCACAGGCAAAGCAACACTACCAACAGATCCTAAAGTGGAAGCACCAGCGGTAGTGCCACCAGTTGTCGTCGCACCTACCAATGTTGGCGTGGCAACAGTGCCAGCTCCAACCTTTGTTGCTCCTAGAACAGCAGGTGTAGCCACACTTGATCCACCACCAAGCTGACTTGCTAAGTATCCAGTGCCAAGCAATCCAGCGAGCGTTCCACCCGTTTGTGCGAGCCCTGCCCGTTGTTGTGCAGATGCTTGCTCTTTTTGTTGCTCTTCAGGAGTTTTTGGTGCGCCAAACCGATCAGTTACCATCTGATAAATTTGTTGCGGCGGAATGCGTTGTGATCGCAACCAAGCAATGTATGCGTTAGGATCCTTATAGGTAAGCTCTGGATCGCTTTGAAATGTAGTTGGTCCTGCGTTAGCCATTATATCCACGTCCCAAATACAGCGGTGCCGCTACGTGCAAACAACTCTGCACGAGTATGACCACCAGCGTAAATAATTTTACCAGGATTATCCCTGCTATACTCTTCGTGCAACTGCGTCATGAATCGAGGTTGTACACCTGTTAATCCATGAATCTCAGCAAATCGTTCAAGAACACCTTGCTCAAGCAGTTTCTCGTTAAACAAACTAACGTCTGTATCGGCCAAGAATGACGTATAAGCACCGTCATAATAGGTCCAAGTCACACCACCATCAGACACACTTCCGCTCGTATGCGTTGGTGCTGTAGCTCCTGTAGTGCCACCGGCAGTCGTCTGATAGTAGTTGCCGTTGTAAAAGCAGTAAGCGTTGGCAGCAAAGATAGTGCCAGTGGTCCAATTTACAGGTCTGACGCTTCTGTCAGCGATATACTCAAAAACAATGATATCACCGTTGTTGTAAGCGCCAGGAGTCGGGCTGATCAGTAGTTGATTGCTGGAAATGCCACGAATTTGAAAGCGTTGATAAACGGTCGTATTGAGTCCAAAGCCTCGAATCTCACCGTACTCCTGCTCTGACATTGGTCCTAGAATTCGCCAACGTGTGGAGCTGTTCCAAAATGTCTCGTATTGATACCAAGAAAAAGCGGAGGGCAAAGCATACGTTGCCTGCCCTCCGACTAACGTAATACTCCCAGACGCATAACATTTAGGCCACGGATATGATTCAAAGATATCACGGTTAATACGCTGAGTTATTGCCAACAGTTGCTTGGTTGTAGTCTCACTACTGTTGATAACATTGCTCTCAACAGTATAAGCGGCCTCGTTAGCTACATTTTGAACAACTGTTGCAAGCGTCATACTTTCCTTGGGCGTCCTCGTCGTTTAGGTGATTCCTCTTCCACATCATCCGATTGGTCCTCAAAACCCTCAGACTCTTGGATCACCTCCTTTCGTGGGCTACGCAAAGAAGTACCTTCGTTGGCCTCTACTCTTTGCATGAGCAACTCAAGTTGTTCCTTCAACTTCTGAGTGCGCTTTTGTTCACGCTCCAGAAGCTGCTTCAACTGCACGACCTCAGACTGCGGAGTGTTTGCAGCAGTAATCCAATCTTGCGCCATCTTTACAAACTTAAACAATGGCCCAAGCTTTGGACGTAGAGAATCATTTGCCTCTGCAAATTGCTCAACTGTCTTAAAGCCAAGATAGTTAAGCTCACGTACAGCAGAACCAGATAACAATGCCCACTCTTTTAATGGCGTACCGCTCTCAACAGGCTCGTTACCAGCCGTAAAAGCTTTATAAAGCTCTGGGTAATCCTGAACGTCTTGTGGCTCGATCCGTCGTACTGTCTCGTCGCCACCAGGCCACTGAATAGAAATAGAAGGAATCTCGTCAAAGATTGGACGGCCTTCTTTCAATGTCTTTTCTCGGTTCTCGTTGTAGGCGTTAAAAAACTTCACATTAGCGCCTGAATACCGCTTCTTTTGTTGGGATTGCCCATTCATAATGGACTGCCAATCAATATGTGCCATGCACTCTCCGTAATAATTACGCTTTATTGCGTAATTACTTTATAGCACTAGGCTTCAATTACCGTAACTGTGTTAATTGTACTGCCACTGGTCTGATAGGCCGTAATTGCCCCACCAGGTACAAAGTTGCCATCAAATCGAACCACGTTTAACCCTGCGGTGCTTTTAAGAACAAAACACTTATTAGTGCTAGTTGGAGCGATTCCAGTGAGTGTTTGGCCTTCAAACCCGATAGCTATATCTGCCGCTGAGTTATTCTGAATAAGGAGAAATTTGCGAAATCCGTTTGCGGCAAGGATAGTTTTGCTCGTCGCGGTCTCAATGGACGGAGTAGTTGTGGCCGTGTTGCCGGTATAAGCTGTCATTGTGCCTCAAATAAAAATAGGGGGGATTGCTCCCCCCTTGTATTACAACGCCTTAGTGAATTTAAGGTAGTAGAAGGTAACGCCGTTAGACACAACTACAAAGCAGTTAGTGTCAGTGTCGTTATCCTTAACAATACCTACAAATCCAGTGCCTACAGTTGCTGGTGCTCCGAACGAGGTCGTAAGCTCAGCATTTGTAGGAGTGGTGTCATTTACATTGTTAATTGCCATTTTGGTGCGAACTCCACCAGCAGTTGCAACAACAGCGTTGGTGCTCGTGACAGTGTTAAACGTACCATTTGATACTTCTGCGGCTTGCTCCGGTGGCATACCGAGGCCGATCAGATTGGTTGTGCTTGGCATAAGACCTCGTAAAAAGGCGGGAGCTATACAAGCCTCCCGCTATTTATTAGTTCACTGTAAGGTAGCCAGTTGACTTCAGCTCTACAGCAGCAGCTGGAGTAGTTCCTGCAACGCCTACTACGTTCTTAATGAGCGTAGTCGAAGCATCGTCAGCAACTCCGTCTGTAGCAGTAGTTTGAAGGTTGTTATCAGCAACATAGTTAGCTGCAACCTTACCCTTAATGCCTGTACCAACTCCTCCGCCACCGATTCCGCCAACCCATACCCAGAGGTACTCGTTGTCGAGAGCAGCAACCTGAGCAACACCTACCTGGAGGTTATTTGAACCAGCGTTGGTAGTTGTAAGCTCGTCAGCCTGTCCATCGTCAGAAATCTTGACGAAAGCATACTGAGCGATTGCGCCATCAGCTTGAACGAAGATGAACGAACCCTCTGGACACGATCCAACATCTCCAACCTTAGCTGGAAGAGATGGAACTGTATCAACGTCGAAAGTTCTCTTGTAATTTACTCCGAATGATCCTGAACCTGACATATTCTGTTACCTCCCTAATTAAGCGTAAATAACAGCCTGAAGTGCAGGTGCAGCGCAGCAGAGGTTTCCTTCAACAATGATAACTGTGAAGAAAGCATCCTGATCAACCGGTCGAGCCATCTCTGGAGCAAGCGGTTTGAAGTCTGCACCACGAACCACGTCGAACGACCAATACTTAGTATTGAGAAGTCGGCATGAGTTTGTCTCAAGCACTGAAGAACCGTATCCACCGTCGAATACGAAATCGCATCCGTCGTACTGAAGCACACGGAAACCAGCTACAGCCTTCTTTACAGGAAGCTGAATACGCTGAATTGCAGTGAGCGAAGAGTGGAGGTACTTCCAAGCTGTACGATCCATAAGACCAAGATCAGGTTGCTCGTCGCCTCGTGTGATTTGGCTGATAGCATCTGTGATCTGTTCCTGAACGTTTGAAGCTGAAAGCGTTACGTTTACCGCAAGATTTCGAGCCCAAGAGTTAGCAGTACGGTCAATGGTTCCATAGGTTCCAGAAGAAGGTGAAGTCGAAACTGCCTTCTTGATACCGTCGAACTCAAGTCCTCCGCTTCCTGTTCCATCGCCACGAAGCGAGGTAGAAACGGTATTCTTAAGTCGAGCGATTGCAGCTTTCATCTTCATCTCAGCGAGATCAAGAAGCATAGCCTCATCACGGTTAGCACGTCGGTCACGGCCTGAAATTGCTACAGGCTCATATACCTGCTTGATAGCGAATCGGAATGCAGTTGCATCATCGATAGCATCAAGGTTGAAAGATGAGAAACCGGAGTAGAAACCACCTACAGCCGCATCATTGTACATGATTGGCTTACGGAGTTCATATCCACCGGAGAATTTACGGATCAAGCCCTGCTCATCCAGTGAAGCAAGAAGCGGATTATGGTGAAGCACCTCATCAGCGATTGCATCGGACTGGTCAAACAAGGTCGCTACTACTGCTTCCTCAAGATTTGCCATTTTAGTTATCCCTTTAAATTATCGGGATAACCTCTATGGCCTAGTCTCCACCTGAGAGACGCCGACGCAGATTATCCCGTATGTCTTTTGTTTGTACTCTGGGAGTCCCACTACCGGTGGAGCCAGAAATTGATTTCGATGCAGCCTTGGCCTTTTCGACCGCTGCCTTCTGTTCTTGAATAACCGGCTTAGCAGCCATCTTAGAAACGAGGCTGGAATAAGCGGGGTTCCCGTTTATGACGTAGTTATAGGCAGTTTCTAAAACCTGTTCAGGGGTGCTGTAGCGGCCTGTTGAGGTTAATGCCTGTACTACGGGAGCCATATCAGCCTCTATTTGAGCGGCTGTTTCTGGATCCCTGAATACGGGTCTACTATTCATGAAAGATTCTACGACCTTCTGATTGTAATACTCAACCGCTTTTTGCTCTTGCTGTTGCAGAAGAGATTGCATTCGTTCTTCAGCTATGCGCTCTGCTTCCTCACGGGTTAGGTAGTTGGATGGCACTTGCTGTTGAATGGCTTGAGTCTGCTGCTGCATTAACTCTTCTGGCGTAAGACCATAAGCTTCAAGCCATTCTCGTGCCGTCGAGACTGGATCGGCCTCCATAGCTCTGTCCCAAGCTATTGAGCGTTTGGCAACATCGGCAATGCTGATGCCACGTTTTAGATAATCTGGCTCGTATTGCTTCAGGGTATCGTACAAACCTGATGTGTTTTTGCGTAGTTCCTCAACTTCTGCCATTTTGCGGCTATAATCAGAGCGTGTTTCGTAAGCTCTACGGTTAAGGTAGTTTTGTAGGATATGAGCGTTTTCAGCGGTAGGATTGAGAAAGGCATCCTTTTCCTCTTTGCGCATGTCAGCAGGGGGAAGAAGCGCAGGACGCTCCTCTTGGACAGGCTGCTGCACAGCGACTTCTGCGGCTGGTTCACTTTCTGGTTCAGCTTCTTCGTTTGCTTCTACTTCGCTTTCGGTGTCGGCTGCTTCCTCAAAACGCTGTTGCAGTGCATCTCTAATGGATAGCTTTTCTGGCGCTGCTTTCTCAGCCTGTACCTCAGTGGCTTGTGTATCTTCGTTATTAGCCATTGTATCGCTCCCGCAGATTTTTCATAAATTTATCAATTAGTTGCTTCTCTGAGCGTTGTTGTTCTCGCTCAGGTGTATACCCACGTTCATAGGCATCGCCCACTTCCACAGCACCAGCGGCTCTATAAGCTGCTCTGAGCTTTGATTTGCTAGTGTATATTTCTTTAGGATTAAGAGGGTTTCTGGTTGGTTCCATCTCGTCTTGAATAAAAAGGTCTCGTGCAAACCTTTCTTTCTGAACTTCTTCGATTGGAACAACCTTTTGCTGAACAGGGCAATACTGGAACAGTCTATATTTGCTCATCAGTCATCCATTACCAGGGCTAAGAGTAACAGGCGGATCCGCTTAATGCGTTCCTCTCCCTGCACTTCGTCTGGCTTTATGTTTACATACATCTTTTCTTGTAAGATTGCACCTAGCTTTAAAGGGTCTACCTTGGCCGGTATTACGATGTCTTGCTGCCTAGCCTTGAGTAGCTGTGCTGCTATTTCTTCTTCGAGGCGGTCATCCTCAAGCTTTTTACGGCGCTTGCGGTAAACATCCAGTATGTCACTTGTGTCAGGCGTTGTTACGGCACCGCCATACTGCTTCGGATTGAGAAGCAATAAAAGGCTCATAATTACACACTAGGATAGAAGATATTCCAGCGGATCGAACAGCTAGTGGCGGTGCCAAAGCTTCCTGCAGTGCCGGTTGCATAACATTGAAAATTGTCTGCCCCAGCTTGATTGTTCGCTATGACATACTGCTGAGAAGAACCGTTAAACACTTGCACGATTGTTAACCACAATGCACTTGGTGAACTATTCACTGGCAGGGAGACTTTTATGCTGGATACTGAAGTAGTGTTGAAATTAGCTACTCCACTGTAAAGCATATTTTTTCCTTGTTTTTTGTATTGCGAACGCAAAATAACAAGGCTTGAGACCGTTCCGGCAACTGGTGTCAAAGTAGGCGTATTGTCTTGCCAGCCACCTGGGTCATTTATAATAACAAAGTTGGTGCCGTCGTACATTACCTCTACAACTGCCCCTGCAACCCATGAACCTAAAGTCGGATTGGTTGCGTCCTCATTGTTAACAAGGTTTTTTGCACCTAATCCGTTT